CAAGCAGATCCTGCAGATGATTTCTTCATCATAACACAAGCAGTTTCCGGCCCCACTGGTAACACTCGAACTATATCGTATAGCAGAACATTGCTCTTCACAGTTGCCTCTGGAGTCATAACGTTTACAGGCGGTCTTCCAACGACAGCTGCATTAAGCGGAACACTTGCTGCAGTTCTTTACATGAGCGCAAGTAACATCACATTATCTGGTAATGGACGTTTTGGAACAGCCATCACTAAAGATGGAGCAACCGCTATTGTTAAAGGGACAAGTGGTTGGACCGCTCATGTATCTGGTGGCGTTAACGCTGAACAAGAATATACCTTTAACTTCGACTCAGCATCACCAAACTTTATCAGAAATGTTTTTAACACAGATGCTACAGAGTTCGCAGATGGAACAGGTACTAATGCTTTGAACTACTTCTTAGGCGAGACCTTTGAACATGCAGTTAATAGACTAGATGCTAGCAATGACCTCATTGCTTTCACAGCAGCGATTCGTTCTGGATCAAATGGTGAATTCACTGATTGGCAATCCGAAGCCACAGCAGCAAAGTCTGGTTGGTTTATCGGTGCGAAGCCTGCACAAAAGAAATTGTTTAGATTGGTAGCTTTAGAAGAAGGCTCAGACTTTCACAAGAATCACGTCGTGAGAATCAAAGATATTCGTCGCGGTACTGCTCTTAGTCCAAATGCTACATTCTCTTTGGAGATCGCTGGTGTTGGAATGAAGGCTTCTCAATACATTGAAAAGTTTGTAAACTTAACTTTAAATCCTGCTGATGCGAATTATATCGAAAAGAAAATTGGGAACATCAATCAAGAATGGAATGGCAAAAAAGTTATTACCACGGGTACATACACTAACAATTCTAACTTAGTCAGAGTTGAAATGCCTACAGCTACAGCGACAATCGGAGCTGACTTTCCAGTTGGATTCGTTGGACCAAGAACTTATCTTGGCGATGTTGCAATTACACAACTCAATGCTGCTAGATCTGAAGATTGGATCTTCGGTAAAAATACCTTACCAGACGGTCAGTCTAATAAACTAATTGACGAACTCAAAGTTGGCGATACAGTAACTGTTTCTTATCCGAAATATGGGTTGTCAACAGTAGGTACGAATATAAGAAACGGAGACTATGGTTCTACTGCATTACTTGGACTCTCTTACGCTGCTCAAAAAGGCGACGAGAACTTCGGAGACCTAGGTCAATTAAGAGCAGACTCTCTATTTCAGCCACACTTAGCAGAAGGTGATGCACTGTCTGAAGCATCATACACGTTCACTTTGGACGAAGTTAAGAAGCTTGGCGGCAAGTATTTCTTCGAATCTGGTTCAACCCCAGTAATAACACTTGCTACACTTATTGACACAGATGGTGTTAAGCAATTTGTCGCACCATTCTTCGGTGGATTTGACGGACTTAACATTAAGTTGCAAAACCCATTCAACAAAGTTGAGTTGGATGCAAGCGGATACGCTCAATACTCAATGGAATCTGCGCTTAACATGGTAGCAGATAGAGACGTTATTCGTTATGACTTGATCTCTATACCGGGTGTTACAAACCGTTCAGTAAATCAAGACTTGATTTCACAAACTGAGGCTCGTGGTGATGCATTAGCAATTATCGATGTTGAAGGTATTTTTTCACCTGCAGTTGATAATGGTCTTACTACAGATACTCCTCAAACCATCAGTGGTATTGTCGGTGAAATAAATGCTGCCGGATTAGATAGTTCTTATGCTGCGACTTATTATCCAAATGTCCGATTGTCTGATACTTTAAATGGAAATGGAACTATTATCGTAGCTCCACCATCAGTAGCTGCTCTTGGAGCGATTGCGAAATCAGAAGCTGACTCTCAGCCATGGTTTGCGCCTGCTGGATTCCAAAGAGGTGGACTAAACCCTCTTGGTGGATCTGGAGGTCCTGCAGTACTAGGAACAATCGAACACTTAACTAAAGCTGATCGCGATAGCTTATACGAAGTAAACATCAATCCAATCGCACGTTTCCCTGCAACAGGTGACACCGTGATCTTTGGACAAAAAACTCTTCAACAATCAGCATCTGCATTAGATAGAATCAACGTTCGTCGTTTGATGAACTATCTGAAGAAAGAAATCGGAGATATTGCTGATACTATCTTGTTTGATCAAAACGTCCAAGCAACTTGGAATCGTTTTAAGGCTCAAGCAGACATCGTTCTCTCCGGAGTTAAGGCTGAATTTGGTGTTACTGAATACAAGCTTGTTCTTGATGAGACCACCACAACCCCAGATCTTCAAGATCGAAACATTTTGTACGCAAAGGTTTTCGTTAAGCCTGCCCGTGCGATCGAGTTTATCGCTGTTGACTTTGTTATCACTCAAAGTGGCGTAGAATTTTAATCAACACTAATTATTAATAAATAGGAGAATTACATTATGTCATTTTGGACAGAAGCATCGATAGAGCCTAAAAGAAATTTTAGATTTAAAGTGGAGATCACTGGTTTTGGGGACAACTCTGTTATCTGGTGGGCGAAGAACTTCAAGACCCCATCTTACGATATCGCGGAAGCAACTCACGACTTCATGGACAACAAGTATTACTTTCCTGGTCGCTTGACTTGGACTGATTGCAGCATGTCTCTAGTGGACCCAGTTTCACCAAATGCAGCTCAATTAACCAATGATATCGTCTTAAAGGCCGGTTTCAAAATTAAGACCGCTAACGATCTTAATGTAGCTGGAGCATTGACTACAATGTCCAAAAAGAATTCTGTAAATGTTGCTACCAAATCCGTTATCGTTACAATTTTAAATTCAGAAGGTAACATGATTGAAGAATGGACCTTGCAGAATGCTTGGTTGAAAGGAGTTTCGTTTTCTGACTTATCTTATGACAACGATGACTTGAGAACAATCGACATGACTTGGCGATATGACTGGGCTGAATGTGCTCACGGCGACGGAAGCGCTTCACAATTCACGACTAACAACTAATAGAGGCTATACATGACCTTTTGGACGGAAGCAAGTCTTGAACCTAAAAGAAACTTTAGATTTAAATTGTTAGATGGCGATCAGACAACTTGGTGGTGGGCTAAGTCGGTTGATAAGCCATCTTTCGAGATTTCTAACAGTGAATATCAACTTATCAATCACAAATTCAAATATCCCGGTATTGCTACATGGAAACCCATCTCATTAATTGTAGCAGACGTAGGAGATATTATCAACCTACTAGTGGACGAGTTGAGAGAATTAGGATATGTAGACCCTAGTAGCGAGGATCCCATGGAAGGCTTGGCAAAAGCTAACAAAGGATTCATTGAAGGACTCTCAATTCAACAATTGGATGCCGATGGAGAACCAGTTGAATCATGGACAGTCAAAGGAGCTTTCATGACTTCGCTGTCTTTCTCGAGACTTGACTATGGAAGTGATGACATAACAGAAATAACAATAGAAGTGGCCTACGACTACGCCACTTTTGAATAATTGGAGGTATAATGGGAAGAAATTCCAACCGTCTGGGATCAGACAATAAACCAGAGCACTCAGATGCTTCACCAATGAGTCCATTAAATTTTGTGGCTCCAACGGAGGTCGTTGACCTTCCATCAAAAGGTCAGGGATATCCAGAAGACCATCCTCTAAACGGGATTGACTTTGTTGAGATTAAATTCATGACCGCAAAAGATGAAGACACGCTTTCAAACCAATCTCTTATAAGAAAAGGGATCGCACTAGAGAGAGTACTTCAAAACATCATTGTAGACACCGAGATTGACCCTCTAAGTCTTCTTGTGTGTGATCGCAACGCAATACTCATCAAAGCTCGTGCGACGGCTTACGGGGCGAATTACGACGCCATAGTTAACTGTCCCAAGTGCGCAACCAAGAACATGATGACGTTTGATCTGATGTCGCCAAAGATCGAAGGTGGTCTTGACGAAGAAGGAATGAACATTGTTCAGTACTTTGGAAATGGACTATACCAAACAAAGATGCCGGGCACAAAGTTCACGGTTAAGTTTAGGCTCGCAAATGGCGAAGACGAAAATAGAATCATGGAAATGGCCATTCAAGGTAAAACAGTTGAATATGGCGCAGTGGAACAATACAAGAAGATGATCAAGTCAGTTGAGAACTTCATAGAAGAAGAAGTGATCCACTCTTACGTTGACAACATGATCGTATCCGATGCTACACATTTTAAGAAATGCTTGAGAAGTTGTACTACAAGCGTCAGAATCGCACAGACTCTTACTTGCAAGAGTTGCTCTAACGAGCAGGAGGTCGACGTTCCTTTTGGAACGGACTTTTTTTGGCCTAACATCTAAGTTCATGGAAGGAGTCTATGAACAGTTCTTCATTTTGAAACACTTTGGAGGCTGGTCATTGACCGAAGCATACAATCTTCCAATCGGTTTGAGGAGTTGGTTTGTTGAAAGAATGAAAAAACAGTTCGAAGAAGAAGCCAAGGAAATAAAGAAAGCCCAAAAGAGACGGTAACGTCCTTTGGGTTTTTGTTTTTCGAAGCTAATTAGGGAATAACGAGGGACAACACATGGCGACATACACAAAAGAACAGCTGATGGCGATTATCAAAGGAATTTCCGATGATAAAGATCTCACCAAAGAAGCCAAAAAAGCATGGGGTTCCAAAGGCGGGGCATCGTCAGGTATCGATACTGAGGCGAGTGAGATGGCGCTTGAACTAGAAAAGTCTAGAGCCAAACTTCTAATGCAGTCCGCCAAAGCAATGCAGGACCATACTGCTGCTAGAGAGCAAGAAGCAAAGATGATAAATGCTGAGTTGTTATTGTTGGCTCAAAAACAGGGCTTGGAGGAAGTAACCGAGGCCAACCAGAAGTCAGCATTGCATAACCTCAAAGAAGCAATAAAGGCAGGGGAAGAGATTGGTTCTCTGACTGGTCGGTTCGGTGCTGATTTTGATACTCTAATCGAAAAATATAACGAAGTCTCCTTGGAGCAAGCAAGGATTAATGATTTATCAGAAGAACACAAGAGGAGTGTATCAGATCTTGTTGATGGTATGGGCAGCCTTGTTGGCCTTACCGACAAGTTTAGCAACAGCTTTGTAGGAAAAATGGAAAGCACTTTTAGATTGTTTCAAGACACCTCGGCTGATGGACTTGCTGCATTGGATGATTTTAAAGCTAAATTCAAGACAATGTTTTCACTACAAAATATCGCAATGAACATCGGAAGCAAAATCTTCTCCGAATCAATGAAAGTTTTAAACGCATTTGACGCTGGTCTTGCGACATTAGCAGCAAAAACTGGAACTGTCGGTAAATTTAACGATGTACTCTACGACACACAGAGAGCAGGAAACCTGCTTGGCGTTTCGATGGATGGTGCAGCAAATGCGATCATTGCCTTAAATGCGGGGACATCTCAATTCGCCAAGCTATCAAAGCAGACTCAGACAGACTTAGCAATTTCCACTTCACAAATGGAAAAACTTGGAGTTAGTGCCTCAGATACAGCAGAGTTCATGGAGAACGCATTTAAAATAATGGGCATGGGTGCGACTGAAGCAATCGAAACTCAAACAGAACTAGCAATGGCTGGTGTTCAACTGGGTATTGGTGCAGATAAGATCGTTAAAGACTTCAACGCAGCATCAAAGACGCTTGCTGTATATGG